TACAAAAATTATTTACAAAAAGTTAGATAAAAATATTGGAATAGGACCAGCATTACATTTAGGTATTGAAACAATAGCTTTGAATCCATTTCTTGATGGTGACATAAATACCGAAACAATATGTTTGTTTTGTTTCAGCTGGTCAAACATCATATCCATCTTATCATTTGGTATCTTATCAAAGTCCAATACCATAAGACCACTATGTTCTTTCAGTCCTGACTTTTTACGTTGTGTAAATACACCACCAAAGATGATACAAGGCAATTGATTTTTAAGTTTGGAACGTGCATCACCTTCCAATGTCATCATCTTATCAATAATGTGTTTTGACTTTCCTTCCTTTATTCTTTTAAGTGATTGGTCAAGTTGGACATCATAGGGGACATCCGATGACTTGAATAGTGATTTAAAGATTGAAATCTTTGTGTTTTTTATCATATTGTGGCTACAAATTTATAATTTTTATTTTTAGACTAACAAAACAAATCCTATGTGTCCGCGTAAAACGCTGATAATCATATAGTTTAACAATTTAGGACACATTTATTTCCCAAGTGACCCCCCCCCCTTAAAATGAAAATGATTTTTCAGGGGTAGCAATAAGGGAAAAAATCTCAAAACGTGTCCTAATTAATAAAATGGTTAATTGCTTTGTCAATTGAACCATATGATTCCAAAACTTGCCATCCTATATTTTCAATGTGCTTCTTTGAATAATGATTATAAGTTTCCAATCCAATTGATTGCAAATAAAAATGTCCAAGGTCTTCGATTGTGTATTGCATAATGTATGTATATTAAAAAACCCCTCACCATATGATGAAGGGTTTGTTTTAGTTACTTACCAGTCACCATATTGGCAACTGATTTTATTTCTTCGTATGTCCATCCGCACTCTTTAAGTTCTTTTTCTTCTTGCTCCATCATTTCTACAAATAAAGGGTCGTTTAAAATTTGGTCGATGTTTGTGATTGTGTTATTCATTTTTGTTTTTTTTATTATACTTCAAATATAGTATAAAAAAGTAATACAATGCAAGTTTTATTTTTTTTATTGTAAAATATTTTAATACATTTGCATTTCAATATAACACGATGAAGAAAAATATATTAATCTACTTTGCAACATACCTTCCATTTAGTTTGGTATTGTTTGCCCTCAATTATTCAGTCATTGCAACAATTATGTTTGTCATTGGCATTGTTTCACTTTTAGAATTGTATAGTCATGACAGAATATGAAAAGTCACAACTTCGAAAGTTGGTCCAAGATAAAATTCAGGAACTAGAACAATTTGCAAATGATTGGTACAACGACAATGATGAAGATTATTCACCGACCATGAGATTAAATTCTAAAATAAAAGAATATCAAACCATATTAGAAAAAATAAATGACCTTTAAAAACACAATATCTGAAGAGTTGCGAGATATTTTAAAATCTTGCACATCAGTCACTGAACGAAGAAAGATTGCAGTGAAACATAACATATCAATCCACACACTTAATAGTGTACTGGAAGGTAAACGAAACATCACTTTAAACAATCACGATGCAATACTTGAGTTAATTGCACAATCAATCACAAATGCAAAGTCACATCATATGTCTTTGCTTGATTATTTTCACGAAACAAAATACATTAAATTTATATAAAATGGCAATTTTAGCAACAACAAACCAAACAAAGAAAAGCATTGAAATCATTCCAGCTGGTTCATATCCAGCAAGATGTTATTCAATGATTCACATTGGCACGATTGAAGAAACATTCAATGGTGAAACCAAAGAACGAAACAAAGTCCGCATCACTTGGGAACTACCAACTGAAACAATGACATTCAATGAAGAACGTGGTGAACAACCTCGTGTTATTGCAAAGGAGTTCACACTATCCTTACACGAAAAGTCGACCCTTCGTGCATTCCTTGAATCTTGGCGTGGTAAATCATTCACTGACAAGGAAGCACAATCATTTGATGTGACCAATCTTCTTGGTGTACCTTGTCTTTTATCAATTACACACAAAACATCTAACAATGGAAAAACATATGCAAATATTGCCAGTGTGTCCATGCTACCAAAAGGAATGGATTGTCCTGATCAAGTCAACGATAAACAAGAACTGACCTATTCAGATTTTAAGCAAGAATTATTTGATTCACTTCCTGACTTTATTAAGGAAAAGATAATGATGTCAAAAGAATACCAATCATTAAATAAAGATACAAATGAAAACCTCCCATTTTAATGATATAGCAAACAATGTGATTCAAGGGGTAACTGACCCCTTGATTGCATATGCAGAACTCAAAGAATACAAACGTGAGATTGACCAAGCAATTAAGGACATTGAACCTATTGCACTGGAAGAATCAGAAAAGTATGGAAAGTCTTTTGAACTGCATGGAATTAAATTTGAACGAAGGAATGGTGCAACACGATATGATTTTAAGCACATTGAAGAATGGCAAATGCTTCATCAAGAACTTAAGAACTTTGAAACCGCATCAAAACAAGCACTTGCTGCAATGAAATATAATGCAAATTATATTGATGAGAATGGTGAACAGATTCCAGTTCCTAAAATAACCTATACAAAAGATTCACTTATAACTAAATGAAAAACGTACATCCATATTTAATACCAGCATTTGATGTTTATGAGATAAACAAACAATTGTCTGAATACACCACACCTGATGCAATCAAATATCAGGTTGCAAAATATTATTCAAAGAAAGCAATCATTAAACTATTGTATGGTGATGTTACTGCCAATGACATGAAAGACTTGATTCTTTCAAAGACACGCAAACAAGAAATCATTCGCCCAAGATATGCAACTATTTATTTTTTAAGGAATATATTAAACCTTAAACTTGCCACTATTGGCAAAGTGATTGGATTTCGTGACCACTCAACTATCATCCACGCATTGAAATCGTATGAGGACATTTGCGAGTTTGACAAAATATGTTTTGAAGATCACGTGAATTTGTGTGCAGTTTTTAAAGTACCAAACCGAATCCAGTTTTTTAAATGAACCCATTAATTAAACTTTATTTGTTATCACTTGAGATAATTCCATTGTTGGATGATGTTGAAATAAATGGTGTGAAAGTACAACGTGATATCAAACGTGTGTCACGAACCCTTGAAACATTTGTTGTGGATGCTTGTGACTTGCTTGAAAAACAAGATACAAAGAATGAAATCCATGATAAGCTGGTGACAAACTTTGGTAAAATAATGGATAGTTTAACCGAAGAAAATATTGTAAATCTGTGATTTATTTATTATTGTTTATTTATTTATTCCAACCCACATCATCACCTGATGGTGTGGTAAGGGGTAATTCGTTGGTCGATGCAGTCATATATGTTGAATCACGAAACAATCCCAACGCTTGGAACAAATCTGAAGATGCTTGTGGTGTTTTGCAGATTAGACCGATAATGATAAACGATGTGAACCGCATTTTAAAACGCAATCAATACACCTTAAATGACCGATGGAGCAAAACAAAATCCATTGAAATATTTTATATTATACAAGAATACTATTCGCCAAATGGAACACCTGAACGCATTGCACGTGTTTGGAATGGTGGACCAAATGGATATAATAAACCACAAACACTTGCCTACTGGCACAAAGTAAAACAACAATTATGAAATACAAATATTATATTCTCACACTTGGATTTGCATTGATTGTTGCATCATTAATGATCAACTATTTAACACACATGAAAACCATTAAACCGCCTATTCTAACCAATACCGATACTATTTATTTACAATTAGATAGTTTAGAAAAACAATCAGACACAATCAAACTTTATTATGAACGCAAAACTGCTAATTACCATATCTTGCCTTCTTCTGAACGCATTCGCTTATTCACAAAACGCATTAATCGATGAAACGACTGGTGATACTTTGGTTGTTATTACCCTTAATCAAATGGATGATATTTATGTTGAACTTATTCAAAAAGATTCTCTTGTTGCTCAAGCGAAAATAAACGCTTTTAAGGAACTTAAATACACCCAATTGATAGATAGTACACGAACTAACTTTGAACGCACTCAAAACGCTTTAAATGACCTTTATGAACGTTATGATGTTGTGCTGACCAGCAACCAAAGACAAAAGAATAAACTTAAACGTTCACGCCAATCATTATTGATTGCACTTGGTGTGATTGCTTTGCAGATTATTTTAAAATAAATGAGTAAACCTCGCAACCTGACCATGCTCTTTGTGGTGCAGAAATCCTTCAATTGCTTTCATAGATAAATAGCCTTGTTTTTTATGCCATGAGTCTGTCCCGCTTGGTGAACGCAAAGATTCTATATTTACAGAAGTTATATCTTTTGATATTTTGTGATGCACGTGATGGGTAAAAATGTACCGATGCTTTGTGTCCGCCCAATATTCTTTTGCTTCAACTGCCATAAGCAATGGTAAGTCATTCATCTTTGCACCATCACCATGTGTTGTGCCAATAACATTTTGACCATACTGAAAATACTTCCGATGTGCAATTGAGCAATCAAAGGTCATGTTCTTGTTATTTCTAAACCACGTTTGAATTACATCCGCTAAAAAGAACCCACTTTGATAGTCATGATTTGAAGGATTGAAAGTAAAATGTACATCAGCCAATGGAAGTAACATCTCAAGAACATCAACATAAACTTGTTTGGCCATAAGAAAGTTTGAATACCACATCCCATCCGTATCTTGTGGCGTTCCTGATGTTGTTGTTCGTTTGATAGGTGAATCGATATGCAATATATCATTCCCACCAATAAAAAGGATTTGGTCTATATTATAACCACGTGACTTGTCAATGATACCTTGCACACCTTCCTTCACACGTTGCACTGCAATGTTTGTGTTGTAGTCCTCACCAGTTTCAAATGCTTCACAAAGTTTTCCAATGTGAACATCAGCTGGATCAACAACCAGCAAATGACCATCTTGAATTTTGGTTCGTGTTAATGGTGGATAGATTGGTGCATAATCTTTTAAGTCATTGATTAGTTGTTCACGTATTTTATCATAATCAACTGCACCTTCAAAGTCAGGGTTCTTAAAAAATAAACTTGTATCTTTGGTCTTAACCCAACCATGTTTGACATTGTGTGTTGGCACACCAGCCACTTCACAATAGTTGTCTATCTTGGATTTTAAATTTAAGAAGTATTTTTTGACTGATGCTGGTGCTTTGCCAGTTAAGTCAGCAACACGTTTGTAATATTGAACTCTTTGTTCACTATCAAATTGTGGGTACTTGTTAAAAATATCAATCCATTCATCCGAATAAATCCTTTTCATTTTGTACATTATATGATGGACATGCCTTGTTTGAAAACTCGTTATGTCCATGTATTGTCACATCAGGATAGCAACCTTTTAACTTTTTTACAAGTCTAATTATTGAATCCTTTTGTGCTTTTGTTCTTGTGTCTTTTGGTGTTTTGCCATCAGCTTCCACACCACCAACATATGCAATCCCTATTGAATATTTATTTTGCCCTTTGCAATGTGCTCCCATTAATTCAATTGGTCGACCAGCATGAATCTCACCATTTTTTATTCCTATAACATAATGATAACCAATGTCTGAAAATCCACGATTCAAATGCCATCTTCGTATTGTATCAACGCTGATGTCATCACCTTCACGTGTTGCAGTGCAATGAATGATTATCTTATGGATTGCCCTCATAGTTGTTTTTTAACATCCTTAATCTTGGAAATCATTTGCTTGAATTTATCAATAAACGAATATCCTTTGACTGCAATAAATGATTCATCCATTGACTTGACTTCAATGCTTATCAAAGTTAATGCAGTAATTTTAGTTGCAAGAAACTCAACATCCACAACGCTTTTTGTTAATTCATTTATAATAAACACATCCGATCCATACACCATCATAATGGTTGTGATGTATGATATTAGTTTTGGAACAAGTCCGTTCCTAAATATTTTTGATGTGATTTTTTCATTTAGTTGTTTGGCTTTCCAAACACCAAATCCAGTATCAATGATGGTGCTTAAACTAATTAAAATTATAAGCGGTTTGATTGGTGCAAAAAATAATATGATGACTTTCAATATGGATATTAAATATGTTTTCATTCTTCTTCAGTTTGACAATATGGCGATGTAGGATTGACTTCACAAAATGACTTGAGATATAGTTCAGCACATCCAGCGAATATGTGGATCCCATCAGGTGTTGGATAAACCTCATATTGAACCAAGTTGCCCAAGTCAACATTCCAAAGAATATCAACCGCATATTTGGTTGATAAGTCAGTGCAAGTTCCTTCCTCATCATATGCAAAACATATGTGTCCAATCTCGTGGATTGCTGCAACCTCTGCAATCAATATTTTTTCCCCTTCTTCAACTTCTTTGTAAAGTGTTTCACGAATGGTCAACCATTCTTCCTCATTGTTAAATTCGTATTTCTTAAATATCATATCGTTGTTAATTCTTCAAGTTCATCATCGGTTAATGCTTGGTCAAAATATATTAGTTGTTTTACTTTTCCGTAGAAATTAGAAGAACCTCTACCATTATCAAAAGATAATTCTTTTAAATTTGATAAAAATATGGCATCAGTAGATGTATCTATTTCAACACCATTAATCCAAAGTGCTAAATCTCCAGACTTATACTTAAATGCTATTTTTGCATAATCAGTTATATCTGATAAAACATAAGTTAGTTCCACACTTGAATTATCATTATTTTTCAATAAAGCTCTAATTTGATTTGAAACGCTTGGTTGATATTGTATAATCACTCTATTTTCATTCGTACCATCTCCATCAATAGTAATAGTCCTACTTGTTTGGTCATCTGCTAATGCTGCTATTTCTGCAAACAATACACCCTCTGCATCGTTAAAAATGGTTGCATCTCCAGCATCTTCACAAACATCCGCCACCCTCGTCACACTGGTTCCGCTTGTTGGTATGTAACTTGTTAAATTGCCTTGTTCAACTTGCAATCCCCAAACATATACATCGACCACACTTGTTGAAGATTCTGCTCTTGCAGATGTGCCACTTGTTATGACTGAAACATACCAACCAT